GATACATTTGCCGTCTGGCTCAAGGACATTTCGGAGTTCTCGGATTCTATTAAAAAGGCAGAGGGTGATGCCGAAGTGCGGAACGTTGCGATCATCCAGAAAGCAGCTGATACCACTTGGCAGGCTGCCGCATGGTGGCTTGAACGCAAGCACAAGGCCGACTGGTCATCAAGGGTAGAGCAGACCGGGGCAGACGGTAGCCCGGTCAAGGTGATCGTGGAGTATTCGGACAAACCTCTTGCCTGATATCCGGCTGGTCTTACCAAAGCCACATGAAGCCCAGCAGGTTATCTTGCGTGAAGCAAAGCGTTTCAATGTTCTTGCCTGCGGCAGACGTTTCGGCAAAACAACGCTAGGTGGGAATCTGTTATCGGATCCGGTACTCCAGCACGGCTTGCCGTGTGCTTGGTTTGCACCTACGTACCGCTTGCTGGAAGAGGCATACAACGACCACAAAAGGATATATGCTCCTGTCATCCGGAGGGCTGTACAAACACCAGCCCCAAGGATTGAACTGATAACCGGGGCGGCTATTGACTATTGGACCCTTGACGACCCGTCTACGGTAGCCCGTGGTCGTAAGTACAAACGGGTCATCATTGACGAGGCAGCGATGGCACGGCATCTAGAGCAAGCGTGGACCGAAGCAATACGCCCAACGCTTACCGACTACCGGGGTGATGCTTTCTTCCTGAGCACTCCGAAGGGTAGCAACTACTTCAAAACCTTACACGCCATGGCTGCCGTAGATCCAGACTGGATGAGTTGGCAGATGCCGACTACGGCTAACCCGTGGATTGATCCAACCGAAGTAGACAAGGCTGGAGAATCCTTGCCGAGTATCGCTTTCCGGCAAGAGTACTTGGCAGAGTTCGTTGATGCAGCTGGTGCTCGTATCAAGCGGGAATGGCTACGGTACGGTGATGTCCCTGAAGGTTTGCCGGTGTACCTTGGTGTTGACCTTGCCATCAGCACCAAGGCAGAGGCAGACTATACTGCCGTGGTTGCTTTAGCCCGTGGTGATGACGGGACTATTTATGTATTGGATGTCAACCGTACCCGCGCCGACTTTGCTTCCGTGCTAAGGTTCATCGAGATGATGGCTGAGAAGTGGCATCCAGTTATGATCGGCATCGAGCAGGTTCAATACCAAGCCGCTGTCGTTCAAGAGCTCATGAGGCGTACGAAACTACCTATCCGGGGCATCCGCCCCGACCGTGACAAAGTGACCCGCTTTGGACCACTAGAAGCCCGGTACGAGCAAGGGCAAGTTGTACACACTGAAGGGTTGCCACCGTACTGGCAAGATGAGTTGCTATCCTTCCCAGTTGGTAGGCATGATGACGTTGTAGACGCAATGGCCTACGCTTGGCAGGTGATCGGACAACGCAAGGGCTGGGGTGCCGTCTAAAATATATCTACTTATATACTTGACGTGTATACACTCTAAGTGTATATTATTGACATCCAAGGGGATATGGGAGATACGGATATGAAACGATACTTGGTTCAGTGGATGACAAACGGTAAGTCTTACGGCTACTACTTCGAAGATTATGCAGACGGATTCGATTACGCACAACTCAATGGTGAGAAATCAAAAGTGACCGACACGAAAACCGGTGAAAGACTTTTCGCTTTCAAGACAATCAACAATCAACGCTGGATGTGGACGAAGGAAGGCTGGATAAAGTAACCTCAACCGCTAAACACACAGGCCCCCGCAAGGGGGCAGGGAGATATGACAATGGAACTTATTACACGGTTGGTAGAGGCAGGCGGCAAAGAGTGGACGGGCGGAACGAATCACCGGGTTTACTTCAAACCTCAACAGATTCTTGGACTTGAAGTTGAATGTTACAAAACTGGCTCACTGCGTAACGTTACATTGAACGGCGAGCGAATCAGCAACAGTAAAGCCGGACGCATCATCAACGCAAAGTTGTATGTCAATGTAGCAACCGGTGAAGTTGTAACAGATCTAGAACCTGAGTACGCAAAGATGGCCCGCATCGCAATATCGACAATCTAAACCTACAAACCACCACAGGCCCCCGCAAGGGGGCTTTTTTGGTTCTGTGGGATACTAGGGCATGGGTATCTTTGACCGCTTCTTAGGCCGTAAAGCCGCAGCCAACCCGACACAGGCACTCCCGCTGCCGTTGTCTCAGTCTAGGGACATCTACCTAACAGGGTACGGCTCTGGTCAGCTGCAGACCTTGCTACGCCGGGCGCTTCCCGGATCAACAAAAGACTGGTCACGCATAGCCGGTGACCTTGGGCTGAATGGGGTTGTCGCATCTGCCATTGATTGGTACGTAAGGAACTACCCACAGGCCACACCAAAGTACTACAGACCGGTAGACAGCCAGCAAGCAGAGCCGGTAGAAGACCATCCAGTTATCAAGCTCATGGCTCAACCAGACCCAATGATTATGGGGTCTCTATTTTGGGGCTGGGCGATTCAAGACTATAAACTTTTTGGCAACACTTACCTACGCAAAATTCGTAGCACAACCCGTGGTGTAGTGACGGCTTTACAGTTCTTGCCACAGGACATGGTTCGCCCGGTTGGTAATGGTACGAACCCGCTAACCCATTACGTCTACACCACTGATGGTCGTTCTTTTGACATTCCCGTTTCAGACATCATCCACATAAGGTACAACCGAGACCCGCAGGATATCCGCTTGGGTAGATCTCCAGTCATGGCTGTGCTACGTGAGATTGCTACAGACAATACTGCATCTACAACCGCTTATGGTTTACTTGCCAACGGGGCGATGCCGTCCTTGATTGTTGGTCCTGATGCAAAGGACCAGACCGTAGACATAAGCATCGATGATGCAAGGCAGGTCAAAAGACAACTGCACGAAGACCTTACCGGGGACGGTTCAGGTGGCATCGTGGTTATGACCGGTGCCTACAAACTTGACCGTGTATCCCTTACGCCTTCTGAGCTTGCTTTGGATTCCGTGAGACGTGTACCGGAGGAGCGTATCTGTTCCGCTCTTGGCATCAACCCAATGGTGTTGGGCCTTGGAAGCGGGTTAGAGCGGTCTACATATAGTAACTATGAGCGCGCCCAGCAAGCGGCTTGGGAAGATGGCATGGTGCCTTTGCTCCGTACTTTGGCGGATGCGATTACCGCAGACCTCCTGCCGGAGTATCCAGAGACCCAAGAGGGTGACTTCATTCAGTACGACCTTGAAACCGTACGGGCATTGGCTGATGACCTTGCTGCAGAAGCCGAACGAGCGGAGCGGTTGTACAAGGCTGGCATTATTGATCGTGCTGAAGCCAAGCGCATTGCAGGGCTTGAAGCCGTGCCGGAAGATGAAGGGCAGTTACACCCAACGGCTATACCGGTACAAAGCGGTGGTGGTTTTGATGCTTCCGCAGTACGCAGTTACGATGTAAAGGCACGACCAACCGAAGCAATGCGTACAGCAGCGCAACGGGCTCTTGACTGGAAGGCTGAAGGCTTTGATGGCGGGACACGCATAGGGCTTGCAAGGGCTAACCAGATTGTCAACAATGAGAATCTATCCGATGACACGATACTGCGGATGTACAGTTTCTTTAGCCGCCATGAGGTAGACAAAAAAGCCGAAGGCTTCAACAGTGGTGAAGACGGTTTTCCTTCACCGGGACGTGTTGCTTGGGACTTATGGGGTGGCGATGCCGGGTACCGCTGGTCAACATCCAAGCGGGACGCTATGCAACCTGAAGGCAAGAGCGTTGATTGCTGCACTCCGGGGGTAGTGTACAAGTCTCACCCTTTTTACGGGTACGAGATGGAAAGCATCTCAAAAGAGTAAACAGCGACAGTGCTCGTATTTATGCAGCCAGTCAAAAGTTTCGTAATGAACTTTTGGAGCGTGAAGGTGTAGCCATCAGCCGGATGCAACGGGCATACAGGGCAGCCACAAAGGCAAGCATCGATGAACTGGAAGCACTAGAGGGTCGTATCCAAGACCGGCTAGATAACGGTGAACACCCGTCCGACACCATACTCTGGATGCGTCAACGCATCATAGATAACATTGAAGAGCTAGGAAAGAACCTCAAAAAGTTTAGCATCGAGGGGGCTACGATAACGGCTGATGGACAACTTGAATCAGCAGTCCTTGCGAATGAGGCAAGCGTCGGCATGGTTGAAGCGGCGGCAGGTCGTAAACCGGCGGGTGTTAGTCTCGGAAGTTCATGGACAAACCTGCCAGATGAGCAGCTCCAAGCCTTTGTCGGCATGGCGGGTGATGGAAGCCCTTTGGGTGAGTTATTTGCGACCATACCGCAGGTGACCACTGATGCCATGCAGATGGCTTTGGTGCAGGGAATCTCACTTGGTGAAGGACCACGAACGGTAGCACGGCGGGTACGCAAAGCTGCAGACATCGGACGCTACCGAGCCGAGACGATCGCACGTACTGAGATGATTCGAAGCGCCCGTGAAGCTCAACGGCAACTCTACACCCAGAACCCAGCGGTGACAGGGTACCGACGGCAAGCCACACAGGACAGCCGGGTTTGTCTTGCGTGTTTGGCTTTGTCCGGTACGCTATCAACCACCGATGAGATTATGCCAAGCCATCCGAACTGTCGGTGCGTGATGATTCCGGTAACCATGAGCTGGGCAGAGATAACCGGGGATAGTTCTATCCCTGATACCCGCCCTAAGCCGGTTACCGGTGAGGATATCTTGCGTGGGCTTACTGCTACGGAGGCTCAACAAATACTTGGCAAATCTCGTTATGCCCTTTACGCAGAAGGGTTGCCACTCAGTGACATGGCAACCGTGGTCCAGAATGCTGACTGGGGTCCTACTACACGGGTGCTACCGCTTAGAGACCTAGAGGGATACGAACCGGATCTAACGACATTCGAGTAAAAGATACCGTGTGGGATACTTACACCATGGACGTGCTTACAAGTAGTGTAGACGGAATCAAGAGCGACCGACTCGGTTACGTGAAGGGTTATCTAGTGCGCTTTGGCGATACCCAGAGTGCTGACCTTGAGGGTGATTATTTCACCAAGTCAACCGACTACGGTTTTCCAATGTCTGAAGGTAAGCGGGTACCTCTCAATGTGTACTACCACCACGGTATGGATACAAGTGTAGGCAAGAAGTCTATCGGTACCGGTTACATCAAGATGGACAATACCGGGCTTTGGTACGAGGCTCAGTTGGATCTAGCCGACGAGTACGGGTCCATGATTGCAAAGCTCTGCAAGCAAGGCAAGATGGGTTTTTCGTCCGGTGCAGCTGCACACTTGGTTGAACGTAAAAGCATGGGTGATGTTTCTGAAATCACACGCTGGCCTATCGCTGAGGCAAGCATCACACCCACACCAGCCGAATATCGTAACAGCGTCAAAAGCCTAAAGGAGTATTACGGCATGGAGCCTATGATGGGTATGGAAGACGAAGAGATGGTCATGGCTCCTATGCCTGAGCAGTCCCCGGAAGAATACGCCGTATCGGTCTTTGATGAGTCTGAAGGTGACCTTATCCACGAAGGATTGGAAGCCTACTACGATGCGCTCTGCGGGGCTATCGAGATGGTATCCGATCAGACCATGGCGGATGCCGTGATTGATGAATTTGCTAGACGTGCAAAGGGCTTGTATGCCATGCACGGTATGAAGAGCGTACAACCCGCATCCTTGCGGGGTGTTGAACGTCGGCTGCGGGATGCAGTCGGTCTTAGCCGGTCAGCTGCAAAGCGACTTGCTCCTGAGTGTTGGGAATCTCTGCGGGATGCAGACCAACCAGAAGTAAACCCGGTCATCGTAGTCGAGGCGAAAGCCCATGAGATTGATGAGCGAGCCGACATACTGGCACGCTTGGAGTTGTTGACACAACTATGAACCTTACACAACTACAGAATCAAAAAGAGTCTGTGCTTGCTACCGCACGGGAGCTTGCTTCCGGTAACGGTGACCTTGCACAGGTCAAGTCCCTGATGGCTGAAGCCAAGGGTATCGAAGAGCGTATTGAGACCATCAAGGCACTCGGACAAGGTCATCCAGTAGCAACGGAAGTTGCAGCTGAGCAACCATGGAAGTCCGGCGGTATTGGACGTAATCCTTTCGTCGGTACCCGTGACGAAGCGAACTATAAAGCATACGCATGGGGTCAATGGGGACGCTCTATCATGGGCAACCGCAAAGCATCCGACTGGGTCAAAGCCAACCTGAAGGCACAGTCTGAAGGCACGACAACCGCTGGTGGCTATGTTGTTCCAGATCCACTGTCTTCCGACCTTATCTATCTGCGTGAGCAGTTCGGTGTTGCTCGCCAGAACTGCCGCATCTACCCGATGAGTTCTGATGTATTGAACGTTCCTAACGCAACGGCATCGACCACTGTGTACTATCCGGGTGAGAACACGGCTATTACTGCAAGTGACCTGACATTTGCACAGGTCAACCTTGTAGCCAAGAAGCCATCGGTTCTTACTCAGGTTTCTAAAGAGTTGGCCGAAGATAGCATCATTGACTTTGGTGCAACGCTTGCCCGTGATATGGCATACGTCCTTGCTAAGGAAGAAGACCGCGTTGTTTTCAACAATGCAGTCGATAGCACATCTGGTCTCGATGGCATCCTTTATGCTGTCTACAACCTTAACGCAACCAAGGCTAACATTGCTTCCTTGCAGGTATTCACAACCGGGCAGACAATCACCTACAGCCCGACACTTGCGAACCTTAAGGGCATGGTCGCAAAGCTCCCGACCTATGCTGCACAGGCTAAGTGGTTCATGCATCGCGAGATCTGGTACAACGCCATTGCTCCTTTGCTTGATGCACTCGGTGGGAACTCCATCATGGACATCCAAAATGCATACGGTCCTACACCTATGCTTTACGGGTATCCAGTCGTTTTCGTGCAGAACATGGCTAAGACCCTCGCGGCTACCACGCCTTACATCTTGCTTGGTGACCTGAGCATGGGTACAGCGTTCGGTGATCGTCGTACGGTTACAATTGAAGTTTCCGACCAGTATTACTTCAATCAAGACGCGCTCGCGTTCAAAGCCACAGAGCGGTTCGCATTCTCGGCTTTCGACATCGGCAACGTGAACGCTACGGCATCCAGCCGTGTACCGGGTTCGCTTATCGTTGGAGCATCCGCAGCTACATAAGCCTAGCGGTTCGTATCTCAAGCCCTCGGCAGACGTGCCGGGGGCTTTTCTTCTGTGTGGGATACTTAGGGCATGATGACCAGAGCCGAGGCAATAGCACAAGTATCCTTATTTGTGTCCGCTCAAAGTTACCCGCAGATGTCTACTACGGACATTGGCTCAATCCTTGATTCTTTCTCACGCTTCACCACGTGGGCAGCTACAACCACTTACGCAGTAGGTGACCGTGTAGTGCCTACAACGCCCAATGGCAGAGTTTATGAGTGCCGGGTTGCTGGAACATCAGGCACGACACAACCTGATTATCCGGTTTATGCTCCTTACCAAGTCAAGGGCTTTACCTTGGAAGATGGCACCGGTAACCCAACCTTGATGTGGGTAGACCAAGGTCCAATCAATACCGAGCGCTACGATGTTCGCACAGCAACCCGCCAAGCATGGCTAATCAAAGCATCAAGGGTAGCCGCAGACATCGATTCTAAAGAAGGTACAAGCGACGTAAAACTTTCTCAGTTGATGCAGAACTGCCTAACCATGGCAGACAAGTTTAGACCGGTGGTGTTCGCGTGAG